CCATTCCTTTGTTAAAAACGAATAGAGAATGATTTACGCAGAACTCATCTTAAACAGATACTATGGACTGGGAAGCAATTCGTTCATTCTTTTCGAAGCAAGGTTCCCAGAAGCTAGTAGAGCATCAGATTGAGTCATTCGAGGATTTTGTGAACAACAAGCTCCCATTGATTGTCACGTCTACGGCTCCCATTTTAGTATGGCATGAACAAGATGAAGTTACCAAGAAGTATAAATATGAGTTCCGCCTATCATTTGAGAATATTACGTATATGAAGCCACGCATTCATGAGGCAACAGGTCGTGTAAAACCCATGTTCCCTCAGGAAGCTCGTGTACGTAATTTCACATATTCTGCACAGATGTTTTCTGATGTCCGATTTGTTACCCGAACATATACTGGTGAAAAGCTTGATGTGATAACGGAGCAATCTCGTGTATTCGAGGGTATTTCATTGGGCAAGATTCCTGTTATGCTTGGGTCGTCACTATGTATCATGAAAGATTATCCGATGTCTTTTGAGGAGCTTGGCGAATGTCCGAATGACCCATTTGGATATTTCATTATTCATGGTTCTGAGCGAACAATTCTGTGCCAAGAAAAGGTTGCAGATAACCGAATCATGGTATTTACATCTAAAAAGACGGCAGCAAAATATACTCATAGTGTTGAGTTCAAGTCGCTTCATGAATCATTCACTATGCCTCCGAAGAAGCTTGAAATTCGTTATACTACAAAGTTTAATGGATTTGGGCAACCACTAACAGCATGCTTTCCTCGATTTCGCGAAGACATTCCTGTAATGGTAATCTTTCGTGCACTTGGACTTGAAACTGACGAAGAGATTGTCAAACTTGTTTGGGGTGATGATAAAGACAACTATGATAGTTTGACGGCATCCTTTCATGAGTGTTCGGCGATTAAAATATATACTCGGGACGATGCTGTTGAGTATCTATCCCATCACCTCCAATATGGTACAAATATGGAGGATAAAAAGGAATATGTCCGTATGCTTTTGGAGTCTGAACTTCTCCCCCACGTGAAATTTGGAGGCGATACTTCATCGAAGAAGACTATTGAGTCACGCAAATGTATTCTGGTATCACACATGATTCGCCGCCTTGTTATGACAGTTCAAGGCAAGATTCCGCTTGATGACCGCGATGCTTACCCAAACAAGCGTGTAGTGACTACTGGTGCTTTATTGACTCATCTATTTCGTCAGTTATTCCAAAAAGTATGCAAAGACATTCGGGGCAAATTTGTTCACGAAGTCAACAACGATTCTTGGAAGAAGGGTGAGCCTCGTCCTTTGGAGGTTCTGAACATCAACAACTTGTATAAGATTCTGAAGGTATCAACTATCGAAGGAAAATTGAAGCAGGCATTGGCAACTGGTAATTTTACGGTGCAAGGTGTTGGACCTGCTAATGGAGGTTCGACAGCAACTAAGGTTGGTGTTTCTCAAGTATTGAATCGGTTGTCATATTTGGCAACAGTGTCACATTTGAGGCGTATTCAGACCCCAGTAGAGAAGTCAGGTAAGCTTTTGGCACCTCGAAAGCTTCATGGAACTTCTTATGGGTTTGTGTGCCCAGTAGAGACGCCAGAAGGTCATTCGGTTGGCATTGTTAAGGCAATGTCAATGATGACATCTGTAAGTCAACATACGCCATCAATGGTTGCTGTTCGTTTGCTTCAGATTGACCAAGTGGATTGGATTACAGATTTGACGAAGAATTCTGGAGTTCCGATTACAATCAACGGTGTTGTTGTTGCTTATACTCAACAGCCAGATGTTGTCTTCAATATTCTGAAAGAAGCAAAGAGAACATTTGTATTGCATCCCCATACTGGGATTAGTTGGAATGTATTCAAGCGAGAGTTATGTATTGAAACGGATGGAGGTCGTATTGTTCGTCCTTTGTTTCGTGTAAAGGATGGCTCTATCTTGCCTAAGCCTGATTCAAGTGAGTGGAATGACTGGGTTCGGACAAATGTTGAATACATTGATGCAGCAGAATCAGACTCTGTATTGATTTCGATGAAGCCTTCCGAACTCACTAAAGCACACACTCATTGCGAGATTCATCCTTCGCTGATGTTGGGACATATGGCCAGCACAATCCCAATGTCTGACCATAACCAATCCCCACGCAACACTTACCAATCAGCAATGGGCAAACAAGCAATGGGATTGTATGCTAAGAATTACTCAAAGCGGCTGGACAAGAATGGTTATGTATTGTGTTCACCTATGCGTCCCTTTGTCGAGACTCGTATGATGAACGTAATGAACCTTCACGAGATGCCGTTCGGTTACAATGCGATTGTGGCTATTGGTATTTATTCAGGTTACAATCAGGAGGATTCAGTTATCTTAAATAAGGCAGCGCTGGACCGTGGGCTATTTAGGTCGTTGTATTACACGATTTATAAGGATGAGGAACACCGAAATGTTGCTTCAGGCAAGGAGGAGAAGTTTGCTAAGCCTCGTCGTGAGAATACTCGTGGATTTAAGAATTCATCGTATCATGCAATCCAAGAAAACGGTATGCCTGCAGTGAATTCTATTATTCAGGAGAACGATGTTGTGATAGGTAAAGTAACTAATTTGAAGCACGACACGCATGGATATTCTTACCGTGATTCATCGACGACACATAAGGGAGCTGAAGCTTGTCGTGTTGATGGTGTATGGCAAGATAAAAACTCCGACGGATATCCTTTCATTAAAGTCCGAGCTGTATCTGAGCGAGTTCCTGAAATTGGCGACAAGGTAAGTTCTCGACACGGACAGAAGGGAACTTGTGGGATTATCTTGAATGAGGAGGATATGCCTTATACTGCAAGTGGGTTGCGTCCGGACATTATTATGAACCCGCATGCAGTTCCTTCACGCATGACAATTGCTCAACTAATGGAGACAATGTTTGGCAAGGTGTGTACTGAGAAAGGAACATTGGGTGATGGAACACCCTATTCACATTTGAAGATTGAGGATTTGCGTAAACATATGATTGAGTTAGGAATGCATCCGTATGGCAATGAGATTATGTATAATGGTCAGACTGGTGAGATGATGGAGGCTGAAATCTTTATGGGGCCGACATTCTATCAGCGACTGAAGCATATGGTTTCTGACAAGATTCATTCGCGTAATAAGGGGCCAATTGTATCACTGACTCGTCAGCCTTGTGAAGGACGAAGCAGGGATGGAGGTTTGCGTGTGGGTGAGATGGAGCGTGATTGTATGTTGTCTCACGGAACAGCTATGTTTACTAAGGAGCGACTGATGGATGTATCTGACCCGTTTACGACGGGATTCTGTAAGAATTGTGGAGTTTTGGCAGTAGTGAACAAGGAAGCATCATTATATGATTGTGGAACTTGTGGAGTTCAGACAGAGTTTGAAGTAAAGACCATTCCTTATGCAATGAAGTTGTGGACGCAAGAGTTAGAGGCAATGCATATTGTTCCTAGATTGGTGTTTGAGTAATATACCATAAATCTGTTCTATAGACAACATTACCAAACTTCTTATTGTAAAACATTGGTTCACCATTATGTAGTCGAACAAATCTTCTTCTTGTTACAGTTTCCAACTTAAGTTAGTTTTTAAGAAACTCTAATTCGCGAGAAATATCTTGCATATTTTTATGGTCCGTCTTTAGCCTATCGTAATCTTGATGATAATGTACGTCCATACCATACTTTCTCATTTCAGACGATCGTTCAAATCTCAGAAGCATCTTTTTCCACTTATAAGGCAATCCAAGAAAATCCATATGTTTTATATGATATATGGCAGCACTCAGAACAACATCGCCTTCTGGATTGCAATGATGGGCACCTGGTAAATAACTGATTTCTTTGATTGCTCTTGAGTCAAAACACAACTTTTTACATTCTCGCCATGTATAAATTCCATTCGTTAGTGATTCTAAAACAATATCATCGAGTTTTTCTGATTTGCTATCTCCAACTATATCATATCCTTTTGTCGTTAACATTGTTGTTCCTTTGCTTTCTTCTTCTTTTAGCTGGGCTTCGTCGATACACAACCATTCATCCATGTCACATATAATAACCCATCCAGAACTCTGTTTCCAAATGTCATTTTTTAATTTAGCTAAATCATACTCAAGTGTATTTGGATTGTATTCCCACATAATAACTTCACAACCTAAGTTTTTTGCTAATGCAATACTTCCGTCTGATGAATAGTTGTCGCATATAAATATCCTTGCTTTCGGAAACCTATCGCGATAATGTTTAATAGTGTGAGGAATCATAACTTCTTCGTTATGGCATACTATATAAATGTCCATTTGTTACAGTAATTAATATTATTTTCTGCAAAAATAACTCATACCATATAAATTATAAGAAGAATGAACCCCGTAATTGTATGCATTGCAAAATTTGAACATGATTATATAGAAGAGTTTGTAAAGTACCATTTAGCCCTTGGTTTTAAATGTATTTATCTTTACGACAATGAGGATGTCCCAACATACGAGAAACTACTAAGTAAATATAAAGAAAACTTACATGTTATACACATGCCTTTTAATAATTATTCTAAAGGAGTTCAGTATATAGCTTTAGAGAACTTCGTTTCCAACTATTTATTTAAGAGTGATATAACTCATGTTGCACACATAGATATTGATGAATTTATTGTTTTAAAGAAACATACTAATATTACTGCATTCATAGAACAATATATAACAGGTGATTGTCAGGCAATAGGAATGAACTGGAGATTTTTTGGCTCTTCAGGAAGAACAGAAAAATCAGAAGAACCTGTAACTTTGCGATTCACTATGTGTCAACGGATAAGTAATATGCATATAAAAACTCTATTTAAAAAGGATTTCTTTAAAGCTTACAATACATGCCATGATATATGTTTATCGAGAGGGGTTGTTAAATCAACAAATGGAACTGTTATTGTAGGTCCGTTTAATAATAACAACGATTGCAGTGTAATTCAACTAAATCACTATAAAAGTAAAACATTACCAGAATACAGGTATATTAGACAGCGTGGGCGAGCAGACCTCAAAGGACCATATCACGAAGATATTGATGAGTCGTTTAAACATTATGATATCAATGAAGTTGAAGATATGACAGCACATGATTTCTACAAGAGTCTAAAATAATTGCATGTACGTAAAAATGTACGATAGATTATCAGATTGGCAGAGGAATGAGCTGGGGAAAATACTCTGTTTAACATATAATTGTTAATAATAAATGTCATTTCCTGTTCTAATAACGTATTCAAATTATGGCTATATAGACTTTGCTAAGAACTTGATTCTGAACTTAGCAAGGGTATTAAAAAACCATAAACTTCATTTTTACTGTCTGGATAAGCAAACGTATGACGAACTATCCAAAGAGCCAAGAGACTTCTTAACGTTAGAACTATTCGAGCAGAATGTTTCTTCGGATTTTGAGAGTTACAATACCGATAAATACAATAAACTCACCCATACAAAGACAAGCGTATTGCGTAAGGCTCTTGCAGCTTATTCTTTTATTCATTTTATTGATTGTGATGTTGTATGTATGAGAGAACCTTCCTTGGCACACTATGAACAATACAAGAACTTTGATGTTGTATTCCAATATGATTGGTACTTCAATAATAATGTTCCGACGGCATTGTTCGGAACATATCAGTGCACAGGCAATACATCAATTCGCAGAACGCCCCAAACTATGAAACTTCTGGACTTATGGGAATATACGCAATCGGCAAACACGAAATACAACGACCAAACTTGTCTGACATTGTTGCTTAACAATTCTAGAATCAAAGACATTCGTAACTTTAAAGTTGCAAAACTATGGGTGTATCCTCCTGAGGAATACACGAATGGTTCATGGAAGGGGCCTCTAACCAAAATATATTTCTTTCATGCAAATCATGTGGTTGGCAAAGAAGACAAGGTTGGTCTTTTAAAGAAAGTTGGATATTGGTTTCTTTGATATATGCATAAACACAAACAAGTCGCTCCATCAAAAAAGGTTGCCAAGGATAGTAAGGTTTCCCAAATCTTTTCTCAAGAATACCCTTTTTAAGTAAGGGCCCTGGGTATTGCGGGTCAGTTTTTAAGACTTCTTTGATATCTTCTGGGGCGTTATCAATTATCGTCATAGCTTTTTTTGCAAACTCTAAATATGATATGAAAGTATCCCTATCTGCTACCCAACAATTACAATAAAACATGGGATACTTATTCATAATGTTTAATGGAATGCCAAGTTGTATCCAAAGCCAAGTCCATAAAACTAAAAAGTGTGTGCCATGATTTTTTGCTGCAAACTCTTCGCACGGCTTACAATTTTCACAAATAGATATATTCCTAAAAGGCTTAGATGTATCTATTGTAAACAATGATTCTACAGTTTTGTATTTGCTTTTTATAAGTACTTTTGGACTAATAAACCCAATATATTTTACATCTGGAATATCCTCTGGCTTCAACATTCTGTAAGATTCATATTCGAAATATTCCGTTTGGTCTAACTTTAATCGAATTATGTCTGGGTGGTTGAATTGCCGGATATTTTCTTCATGATATGTTAGGAAATATTTCAGTTGAGGTTCCTTTTCAGGTTTTGGGCACTGAATATTCATTTATATAATAAATCCTTTATATATTAAAATGTTACTTGATGCTTACAAGGTCAACTGTGAGTTCGAATCCGATATTAACGAACATCTTCCTGTCTTATACGAGTATACTAAAAAATGCTCGTCTGTGGTAGAGTGTGGAGTGAGAAACATAGTGAGTTCATATGCATTTGCCCTTGGACTAAAGGAAACGAAAGGAAACCAATATTACCTTGTTGACCCTGCTGAATCACCCAACATGCAAGCCTTTTTAAGTTTGTGTAAGTCCGAAGGAGTGAATGCTGAGTTCTGGAATAAGAGTGACCTTGAGTGTCCTATTGTTGAAACTGATTTGCTGTTTATTGATACTTGGCACGTGTATGGACAACTAAAGCGTGAACTAGCAAGATGGCATAGTTCGGTGAAGAAGTATATTATCATGCACGATACAACTGTCGATGAATGGATGGGTGAAACAATTCGTGTTGGATGGAATGCTAATGAACAAAGCAAGACATTTGGAATCCCAGTAGATGAAATCAATAAGGGTCTAGGGCCAGCCATCGATGAGTTTCTTGGCAGTCATCCTGAGTGGACTATTGAAAAGAAGTTCGTAAACAATAATGGCCTGACTATTTTAAAAAGAGTGTAATACAATAGAATGCTTACTGGTTTGCTTCTAGAATATACAGGAACCCTATTGATTATTGCGACAGTCTTATATACACATGCTAATCCTATAATAGTTGGTTTGGCATATATGGCTGCTCTATTTATTGCTGACGGCAAGTCTGAAGCATATTTTAATCCTTTAGGAGGATTGGTTCAATATATGCTTGGACGTCTAACTTCTGATACATTTGTCAAGATGACACTTGTTCAGATATTGGCAGCATTCTCTATGGTATTGGTATACAAGATACCTAAAATTCAGGTTGAATAATTTATACATTGGTTGAATATCTATACATAAATGAGCATCCTCTTTGTATATACTGACAATGAGGATGTTCATCAGATGCTTGAGAATCATGTAAGTAACCGTAGGCATACTGATTCTGGATTTGATGTTCCTATGCTTCAAGAGAGTGTGGGTGGAGTTTCAATGCATACCTTTAATCTTCATATCAAGGTTGCAGCAATGAAACATAATGTCCCTGTACCGTGTCTGTTAGTTCCTCGTTCATCTATTTCGGGGACACCTTTTCGACTTGCTAATTCGATTGGACTGATTGATTCAGGCTATCGTGGCGAGGTTAAAGCAAAGGTAGATGTGTTGAGTAATGGTGTTGTAGAGAATGGTTCACGTCTTTTCCAGATTTGTTCGCATGACTTTATGCCTTGGGATACTGTTCTAATTGTAAATGAACTTCCTGCTGCACAGGACAATCGTGGTGAGGGAGGATTTGGCTCAACGGGTTAGATATAAGGACGGATAAGAATCAACGAAATAGCATCATGAACAATAGCGCCCCAATAAGCAGAGTATATGCTTGTTTTGAGACCAAAAACCATGAATAGTATCAGGACTATCGAACGAAGAAACGTGTTCAGAATAGCGTTGGTTGTTGGGTAAAACCAGAAGGACATTTTGGTTTTATTACCACATATTAAATAGCGACTCATAAAAACGAGATAGTCTAAAGTCAGCCGTCCTCGACTAAATATGCTGGAAATAATTTTTCTTGCTGAGTATCATAACAAAGAATGGGTGGTAAACTAGACTGCCACCAATAGTAATACGAAAAGGTATTGCTAGTCCGATGTCATATAGGGCAACACCGTCAAATTGCGGGAAACTCCTGTGAAGTCACAGCTACCGTCCTATCCTCGAAAGAGCATACACGGACACCTCAGGGAAACTTGATGGGTATGGTAATAACGCTGGTGAATAGGGATTATCCGCAGCCAAGTCCGTCGCGCAAGCACGGATGCAGTTCAGAGACTAAATGTCGGTGGGCGAAAGCTTAAAATATAGTCCAACCGCTTCGAAAGAAGTATACCAAGAGGAACTATAACATGTTGACATCCATGTTATGGGGAGAGTTTGGTTTTAGAGTAGTATGCTGAGATACTACTCTAGGAGTTTAGGGGTCTGATGCAGCTCGTATCTTATGGTGCACAAGATATCTACATTTCCGGTAACCCGCAGATTACGTTCTGGAAGATTCTATACAAGCGTCACACGAACTTCGCGATGGAGTCTATTGAGGTGACGTTCAACGGTCAGGCGGACTTCAACAAGCGTGTGACGGCGGTGATTAACCGTAACGCTGACCTAATGTACAAGACGTATGTACAGGTGGTGCTGCCTGAGGTGAAGCTGGACGACACTGCTAAGAGTGGCAGCACGCCGCTGAGTGCTTTCCGCTGGGTGAGCTATATCGGTCACCGCCTAATTAAGCAGGTAGAGGTAGAGATTGGTGGCCAGCGTATTGACCGCCAGTATGGTGACTGGATGCAGATTTGGACTCAGCTTGCGACGGAGGCTGGTTCTACGTCGGCGCTTGATTCTCTAATTGGCAACACACACGACTTAACTCTACTAAAGACGAGTGGAGGTCTAGACCTTGACGGCACTTGCTCGGCCACTGAGAATACCCTATCATGCGTTGCACGCGCGGGTACCCCCGCGAAGACTATATACGTGCCCCTACAGTTCTGGTTCTGCCGCAACCCTGGTGTAGCGATTCCTCTAATTGCTCTCCAGTACCACGAGGTGCGCATCAACGTAGACTTCGAGACTTGGGAGAACTGCACGTATGCTGAGACTGCCGGCGCCGTGCCCAACCGACCCAACGCTCTGGCTCTAGCGGGTGCTTCTCTGTACATTGACTACGTGTACCTCGATACGGAGGAGCGTCGTCGTTTTGCCCAGCAGAGCCATGAGTACCTGATTGAGCAGGTGCAGTTCACTGGTGCGGAGTCCATTACGTCTTCTTCCAACAAGATTCAGCTGAACTTTAACCACCCCGTGAAGGAACTGTTCTGGGTAGTACAGCGTGACTCTTTCGTGGACTGCTCTTACCAGCCTTGGATTGCCCACTGCGGTGGCCAGCAGCCATTCAACTACTCCGATGACTTCTCTACGGAGGGTATTATCATGTCTCTGCTATCTCGTGGTGGCAGCGCTGGCACGCCCGACTCCGCAACCCTGGGGCTTGGCTCGAACGTGAATGGGGCTGGGGCCGAGACGCAGGGCGCCGGTTCTCAGGGCCAGGACGCAGAGTTCGACTCTGGTGTGAACTACCTGCTCGCCAAGGTAATTCTGGACTCTGGTGTGCGTTGCGAGGGCAAGAACCCTGTGGAGGTGTGCAAGCTCCAGCTGAACGGCCAGGACCGTTTCACGGAGCGTGAGGGTTCTTACTTTGACCGTGTGCAGCCGTACCAGCACCACTGCCGTACGCCTTCTACGGGTATCAACTGCTACTCTTTTGCTCTCCGCCCCGAGGAGCACCAGCCCAGTGGCACTTGCAACTTCTCCCGTATCGACAAGGCGACTCTCCAGCTGACGGTGTCCCTCAACACTGTGCTGGCGCTGAACACTGCCCAGGTGCGCGTATATGCCCTCAACTACAACGTTCTCCGCGTGATGTCCGGCATGGGTGGTCTTGCATACAGCAACTAAGCAGTATAATAGAAAATCAAACAACAATCAAAAATATGTGTTAAAATTAACATACATTTTTGAGTTTAATCTATACCATCATCATTGCGTGTTTTGAAAAAGTTAAACATATGTTCATTTAGTTCTGGAACTATGAGTTCATATACACCATTTTCATTTTTTGAGATAATATCTTCAATGTTTGTATATTCTTTGAATGGTTTATATCTGTTATAATACTGACGATTGTTTATGGACCCGTGATACATATGATACACTTTTGTATTCAGAGTGGAAAACCGAACGTCATCTGTATTCTTCTCCCACCATGTATACATCGTCTGAAGATACAGGTTAAATTCTTGGGATTTTGGAATTTGTGTAAAATTAAAAAGTGCATGGCTGAATACTGTATCCCCAGAACCTATAACTGCCAAATCGTAATAACCAACTTTGTTATACCATTCTCTTCTAAAGCACCAGCCAAATCCTGTATGGAACTTTACTAAGCCTGGAGTAAAGAAATTTCTGCCGAGCTCGGGATTATAATTGCATACTGATTGTGCAGTCAACTGTACCTCTGTATAATCTAGATTTAACCAAAATGCTTCTTTGAATGACTGTATAGCATCATGCGTTTCAAGAGCTTCGGAGAGAATATTATACCAATCAGGATTATCGAAAATAATATCGGCATCTAAACAAGCCAATTTTGTAAACTCGGGAGGTATATATGTTTCAAGCAATCTTAAGAGATGTTCTTTCTGAAACAAAAAGCTAGAACCGTATACATGAAATGCATCCTTGATTTTTGGTTGTTTTCCGTTAATCACTAATTCCAACGTAAATACGGGAATATTAGCAAGTTTTAGTTTTTCTACCATATAAAGATAGTTCATTAATATTCGCACGGACCCAATATAATCAAAAAACACTAACATCACAGCAATATCGGTTGTTTTTGGAGTATTGTAACATACATCGAAGATATCGATGTTTGCATAGACACTACTTTTGGTATTTATATCTGGTCTAACAAACCGAGGAATTTTGTATTTTCTAGGGCTGGGAGACCTTTCAATCACACGAGGCTCTTCCTTATTTTCTGCATATCGTCGTGAAGGAGGTTCTTCAAAGTGAACTCGTGGTTTTTCACGAGGAGTTACTGGTAACTCATGGTCTTTTAACTTTAGCGTAATATCTAGAATAGTTTCACTTAAGGGTTTCTTTGGTGGAATATAAGATATACCTAGCTTTGGTATATTGGATAACTCGAACTTTTTTAATCGTTTTGGAGTATATTCTTCTTTCTGTGTGGGCGTTGGTTTTAAAATGATTATGTTTGCATTTGGAGGATTGAAACTAAGAGATTCTGGCATGGACTTATGCATTCTCGACAGAGCTCGCTTACGGGTTGAGATACGTTTCACCTGAAAGGGATGTAATTTAAATGCATGTTCTGGCGTCTTTGTGGGTATTTTAAGGTCTGGAGGTTTGGGGGTCTTTTTAGTTTTATCTGATTTCCGCCATATAATTTCATCAATGATGTCCATTATTTAAGTAGTCTACATTAATATATCGAATCATCATCTCTACCAGAAAAATAATTAAGGAGCAAATCATTGTATGACTTATCTATGAGCTCGTATACGCCATATTCGTTTATAGTAATTGCATCTTCGATATTTTCGAAGTCTTTAAATATTTCGTTTCTTGATACATATTGTCTTTTTCTCATGCCGCCATGAAAAAGATGATATACTGTGACTGGTAGATACGAAACGCTAACCATTTGAATGTTTAGAAACCATTCTTTAAGTATCGAATCGTAAATATGTAGTCCCTGTTGTCTTGGATATTTTAATCCAAACAGTCCGTACGTAAACAATAAATCACCCCCACCAATGATGGCTTTATCTACAAAACCTGCATGATTATACCACGAACGCCTGAAACCATAACCAAACCCCGAATGGTAATGTGATTTGTTTGTTTTTCCTAATGTTGTATTTGGTTTGTCTTGAGCGAGAACAAACGTTGTTGCTTCTGACTGTATAAAATTCGTATAAGTAATATCTAGCCAATGCGCAGTTTGAAAACAATGGACAACCTCGAATTCTTCAAGCCGTTGTGAAAGCATATTATACCAATCTGGATTATCGAATATTATATCTGCATCCAAAAGGAGAAGTTTCGTATACTTCTCTGGTATTTTCGTTTCCAGAATTCGGAACAGGTTTTCCTTGAGAAATAGGTAACTATCTCCGTATACGTGAAAGGCATCTTGTATGGTTGGTCGCTCTCCTTCGATGACCAATTCAATTGTGAACGTTGGTATATTTGCTACTTTCATCTTTTCGAGCGTATAAAGGTAATTCACCACTAGCCGTTTGGATTTAGTATAATTAAACAAAGCAAATCCGATAGCCAAATCATCATTGATTGGAGAATTGTAAGATATGTTGGCAACTATAGATTCGCTTGTCATTTTATATAGCATATATACAAAATGCCCCATAAAACCCTCCGAGTTGGTTCTCGTCGTCAGGTATTTAATGGCTCTGCAGAGAAGACCCACGGGGGTCTGAAAAAGGACGACCTAATCAAGAACAAGCATGGTCGCATTGTGTCTGCCAAGAAGCATCATACTATGCGTCGTAAGACAGAATGAACTTAAAGGCATAAAAACATAAAATTAGAAATGGTATACACTGTTGAGGCAAAGACTGTTCAGACAGGAGCCGTCAGAACATTAATCGAGGCACTGAGGTCTATTTTAGTAGAGATGTCACTGCTTTTTGACAAGGATGGTATTCGTATGGTAGCTATGGACAACACTCGCACTGTTCTTGTTCATCTTCGCCTGCATTCCGACAAGTTTGAGAAATATGCCTATAATCATAACACTCCCAAATTTGTGATTGGTGTAAACACTGACCACCTTTACAGAATTGTTCGGACGGCTACTAATGATGATACGTTGTCCTTTTATGTTGACAAGGAAGACCCTAATTCGTTGGGTATCCTGATGGAGAACGGCGAGAAGAAGCAAGTGCACAAATATAAGTTGAACTTGCTTGACCGCGATGAGCCCGACCTCCAATTGCCTGATACTGAGTTTAGTACACGCATTACTATGCCTTCATTGGACTTCCAGAAGATTTGTCGTGACATGACGTTGTTGAATGCAAAGACTGTTGAGATTACGAATGTTGGTTCTACACTGACGTTTAATTGTAAGGGTCATTTTGCTTCAAAGACAACCATTATGGGTGATGGTGAGTCTGATTTTAACATTCACAAGAAGACGACGGAAGAGATTGTGAGTGGACAGTTTTCTTTGCCTCATTTGGTTCTGTTTACGAAGTGTACTAATTTGTGCAATAATTTGGAAGTTCATATGAAGAATGGTTGGTTTCTGATGATTCGTTATGTGGTAGCAAACCTAGGCGAAATTAAGCTTTGCTTGATGCCTTGTACTGCATAAGTTCTTTAAAAAAGGATTCATCCACCTGTATGTGAAATTGGAAATGCTTAAAAAAGAGTTCATATGATTGGTATACACAAGATGCTAACAAGTAAAATAATCCAAATAAAAATAACTTTATTAGTGACCTTGAAAACAAGTCAAAATACATAGCTACGCTCAATGTCATAGAAGTTAGTACACAGAATACTGCTCTCATTGTAAATTTTCGTAAGCTTACTTCTTCTTTTATGATTGAACCTTCTCCAAACGAGCATATGCAGGAAATCACTAATATAAGAACTTCAATTATATCGAGTTTTCGTATAGAAACAAGTGTTAAAAGTAAAAATATTGGATACGTATATAATATTGATTTTTCTTTTAGTTCTGAAAATGCCTCAGGATTTCCGTAATGGTTTATTAAATTTATTACATACATAAGCAACCCATACGTAAAATCATTCATAGAAGAACATGCCAATAAAAAACAAGATAGTGTGTGTAGGCATTCTTTTAAGAAACCATTTTGAATAATACCATTTTCAGTTGTATCGTCGTATATTTTTACTATAAGGCCGCTCAGGCAACTGGCTACAATATCCATTTATATCTACTTAGGTCTTGCTGTATGGGAAGTATACGTGACATCGTCGGTAACCTTGTAATAAGTCAGGCTCTGATTCAGATTTGATTTCTCGGAGACCTTAGTGGAAGCGTTCCAGATTTTGATGATGTGAAATTGGCCTTTAGGGGAGATGGAGATGCCAACAAGTGATTCTTGGTTTTTTACCAGAAGTTCATTGGAGCAACAATGAACCATTAGGTCGATGAAGCTGGTTTGTGCTTGTGATGCATCGATTTTCTTGGACCAAGCACCACCATGTTTATTTTCTTCACATTCCCAGAGAGGACGAAAGCCTTTACGCATGAAGAAGAACATGCCACACTCCCATGCTTCTTTGGGGACAGAATCGACGATTGTCCAGAATTGTTGGGGATTGGATATATCAGCAAGCATCACATAGCTTGCTAAAGAATAATCCCTGTTGTCAGGGTCATGATACCACAAAATCCAAGTGTTCTTGAATGTTGTGGAATCCATGGTTATGTATTGTGTTAGGTTATAATGTGTAGGTTCAAAACGAATTCGTTTTCATATTGTGAACTAATAAGCAAACAATGGTCACCAGTGCCCTAATCTATTCTGTGCGCTTTGAGGCGAAGCTGGATGTGCCCGAGGCGATGAAGGCAAAGATTGGTCAACTTCGCGTTGTTCCTGCACAATATCGGCCAGCACGGCCAATCCGTGCTAAGCGGGAATATACTCCGCTGGACAAGCCTAACTGGCGGTCAAGTATTCTTGCTGATATTGTTCGCAAGGTTCGCGAAACGACTGACCCTCAATATGACGAGATGTTTGGCATCTTCAACAAGATTGCTGACCAAAATATGGAGAAGTTATCACAGGAAGCGATTGCTCTATTGATGTCACGCGACGAGGAGTTCCGTTTGCGTGTGACAGCCTTGTTGTTTGACAAGGCGATTCGTGGTTCGGCATATGCTCGAGTGATGGCTGATTTGGCCTTGCTGTTGAATGCTAAGATTCCGGAAGTATCAGAAGATTTGGCGATTCATGTTCAGATGTTTGGAACTTTGTATGACATGAAGGAGACTCTAACGTTTCCTAAGGTTGAGGATTCTGGATTTGCAGACAAGGTTGTTGAGTGGGCAAAGCAGAAGGATGTTCGTCGTGGATATGCTCGATTCCTGACGCATCTGTATAGCCGTGAACTTGTGTCGGGACAAGCACTACAAGAGTCGATGCAAAAGGTGATTGTAGATTTGAAAGATACGTTGATTCAAGAAAAGAGTGAGCAAAGCGAAGAGAACGTTACGCAGTTTGCTGATTTCATTTACGAGATTGCTAAGTTGCTGAAGCCGACGGCAGTAGAATTGCGTGGATTGATTTCGAGCAATGTAGATGGTATTTTGAGCAGACCTCGCCCTGAATTGCCGAGTTTGAATATGCGTTCGCGATTCAAGCTTGAGGATGCTGTAAAATGCGTTAAGGTTTGTTAAAACAAAGGTTATGACTCAATAAATGTCTGTACCATCTGCCACTGTATTGCTTCGGGCGGCTCAGGTAAGCATTGATGAGGACAAGCCTCTATATTTTGATTACTATCGTGACAGTCTGGAGAAGAAATGTTGCATTGGCGTCCAAGGCACAACTAAATATCTTGTAAAGTCGAATGAAGAATATACGTCAACAATCCAGACTGTTTTTAAGTGTGATACTTGTTACATTGTGATGACTGAGAATAGTTTGTATGTTGTGGATGCTGGAATTCCTATTAAGCGCGTAATGGGGTCTACAGAGGAAACTAAGGAATAAGTTAATGGAGTATCCTCCGCCCCATTATGTTTTATTTGAACCTTTGAACGACAAGGAAACAATACAGGCATGGGAAGGGTATAAACAAGACCATTCCGATACTTGCGAATTTCATGAAGTTAATGCTGCATCTATGTATTCTGTTGAAACATTTGCTCCTTGGTTTGATATGTGGATTTCAAGCGTTCCTAAAAAGCAATCAACTCGTCTGAGAATCCTGATAATTTGGCATTCGGAGTTCTTAACGTTTGCATGTCAGCAAATGTTGCGTCGGCAATTAGAACAGCGGTCATTTAAAAACAGAGTATGGTTCCACGTAGAAGACCCAACAGCATTACAGTCGGCTATTATAAGCAGATGTATTGTGAAAAGGATACCCGACTATTCGAACTCGAATATAAATATAGAAAACGTAAATAGTTGTTAGAAGTAAGTAATAGATAGATAATGATTTGCGTATTTACAGATGGGGCATGTCGGGCAAATGGTAAGGCAAATGCCGATGCCAGTTATGCCGGATATTTTCCAGACAACAAGGAATGGTCATTTGCTACAAAGATGCCTGCTACGGAAATGCAAACGAATCAGAGAGCCGAACTAAAAGCAATACACGATTCTATTAATGTGATATTTGAGAAGTGTGGGAGTCCGGCTGAGACATCTGTTCATATCTATACGGACTCAATGTATTCCAAAAATTGTTTGACAACATGGTTACCAGGATGGTTGCGAAACAAATGGAAGACGGCCGAGGGAAGTGATGTCAAGCATCGTGATTTGATAGAACACTTGGCAAGTCGCTTAACAAAGTTTAAGGATTATACGATAACGTATGTGAAGGCTCATACTGGTAAGAAGGATGAAATCAGCGTGAATAACGATATTGTGGACAAGATGGCTGTTGCAGTATTGATGCCAGAAGAAGCACCAAAGGTAATTAAGCGGACAGAAGGAATATTTCCAGATTTGGGGTTATCATTGATGGGACCGCCGGTGGAAGAGAAGGAGATAATAGAATGGTGTAAGACCCATTTAGAATTGTTGGATTCCCAGGCATTAAAAGTTGGATTATTTGGAGCATTTCAAAAGACAGTATCTAAAAACGGATATTCTGCTGAAATACAGAAGATAAGTAAGACACGTTTTGTTCGGTTGACTACAGGTTTAATTAAAGAAGGCGTAACAATAATAAAAGAGGAATGAGTGCTTATATCTTTTCTTCGCCGACATGTGCCCCTTGTCAGACATTGAAACCTGTATTTGAAGACCTGAAGGAGGAATTCTCAGGTCTTGAATGGAAACATGTGAATATCAAAGATGACCCAGAAGGGTTGACGCAGAAGTTTGGAGTGAAGTTTGTTCCGACTGTTGTTGCAGTATCATCTGCTGGAGTTATCCAGTCACATACTGGGACAAACATTGGGGGCTATTACAGGATTTTGAGGCAGGCTAGTCAGCAAGAGTAGGAGTTACTAACTGACCATTTTTATACAGTTCAGCAACAAAGGTATTCTCATCTCCTCCATCTTGGACGGGCTGAGAGTGACCGCTGTCATCTTTAGGGGGAGCCTGTAGAGTGTTATGGAGACCCCCGCCCCCAGTAGCGCCATTTGTAGTCGGAGTAAAGGGATTATAATGACCTTTATCAGCGGCTATAGCAGACCCTGCTGTGATTGAACCGATTAGAGCACCAATAATAATAGGTATTGCTACATTTACTAGACCTGTAGGGAACCCATAAATTGATGCATATGATTGCGAGCAACTTCCCATATAATAAGCGCCAAGTTGTGCAACAAGAGTAATGCCAAACATAGTAGTGATTCTTCCAGCGGGAGCGCCTGTATTGCCGGCCCATGTAAGGAAATACATAAAAATCAAAGAAGTTGCCAAAAAGGACGTTGGAATATATGGCGATTCAAGTCTTTCTAAGCCAGGGATTGTACACCAGAAAGAGCCATACGATTCTTCACTGTTCAAGTTCAAGCCCCCAGCATAGGACCCAAAGAGCTGAGTACCTAACCCCAAAACGGCCATAAATACAAGTGCCACAATTGAGGGCAGCGAATACTTAACACCATATTGGTTGATTACATCAACGACGACTCCTGAGACCAAAGTAGTGAATGGTAAAACGTTTGCAAGCCATACGATGAGTGATTTCAAAAGCTCACCTATAACTCCTAAATTGCCCGAGTCTCCTAAAGTTAGTCCTCCGTATTTCGTATACAAGATAAATATTGCTGCAGCACCTAATGCTCCAATAAAGACACCAGTAAGTTCACTATTCATCCTCTATTATATCTCATGTAAGATGCTTTTCTTAACAAAACCTATCAAAGATATAAATGAGCATATTCTCAAGCAACAATTGGCCTCCAAGTTGTTCATCTGCCAAACAAAGTCCTATAAACCTAACACAGTCGGGGGCCAAGCCTTGTAGATTATCATGCGACCTTGTTATGGACGATGGTAATGCTTCTCAGGCAACAGTATCTGTCTCCAATGAAGGGTTAATAGTAGAAAGTTCGTCTAGCCTTGGTTCATGTAAATTCCGTGGTGAATCATATGTATGCCAAGGATTGGCCATAAATCACCCAAGCCACCACACTATTGAAGGTGTTCAAGCGGATGGAGAAGTGACTGCATTTTTCCGGAAACCAACGGGTGAATTGATGTGTATGAGTGCATTGTTTAGGATAAGTAGTTCTCAAACACCGTCTTACAATTTCTTTAAGCAGATTGTTCCCTATGCAGTAACAACGGGTGAAACGAAATTAACATTGCGTGAGTGGAGCATTGCACAAATAGTTCCTCCTGAATCAAGTTATTATATCTATGATGGTTCATCGTTGGTTCCTCCTTGTACTCCTTGTGAATGGATAGTCTTCAAATCGATGATTAATATGGACCAAGGAGACTTCTCGTATCTTGTGCGAAATGTAGAAGCCGGCTCTAGGCCTGTGCAGGGTCTTGGAGACAGAGAAGTGTTCTTTAATGACGTCA